CTGTCGTCACGAGGGTTGTAAGTGCGTAGCTGACTACGGGGTGTATCGCACAGAGGTAAGAAATGACAGTGTTCCTAAAAGCTATGTAGAACAACTCACTACCCTAATAGAACAAGCACAAAAAGAACACGATGATAAAGTAAGAAGAGAAGCTGTTGAGGGGTTTGTTGATAGTGCCTGTGAAAACCTAGTAGCTAGCAGTACCGAGGGTTTGGATAAGCATATGTACGAATACTTTGCACCTCCCGTAATAAACTATTTAAGAAACTATCACGATGAATACCTCAACCAAACAAACAAACATTTAAACCAAAAGGAGAAAACAGAATGACTTCCCTACTGCCCGAACTACACAACCAACTAGCTAAAGATACTACAAGGGTGATTAGACAAGCCAAACTTGAAAAGCTACTCAAAGAGTTATGTAACGTAAAAACATGGGAAGGTATAAGAGGTAATCCTAAAATGCAAGCTAACGCAATCTTTGAGAGTTACGCAAGAAGGATTGAGGAGTTGTTTGAATGAGGCAAGGTTTTAGTCCAAAGCTCAGGAAGCACATACTGGATCGTGATAGTAACAGGTGCCAAGTGTGTCACGCAACAGAGAACTTGGAGGTGGATCATTGTTTGCCTGTTTGCTTAGGCGGTAACAATAATCCTCTGAATCTCAGGGTACTGTGCAGTAAGTGCAACGTTGCTAGAAACAAGGACATAAAGAACTACAGAACTAAAAGAGTACGGCAGCACGTCAAGAAGATGGAAGTAGATAAAGACCGATTGATAGCAGAAAAGGAAGTCGAGGTTAGAAAGCTACAAAGAGAGCTGGGTTATAAGGATAAAGAAATCATGTGGTTGGAAAAAAGAAACACCTACGCTTGGGAACAGATAGAGTTTTTACAGAGAATTCTGGCACAGGCTTGGGAGATAATAGGCGTTCACATAAACACAATAAACGTGATGCAGACAGGGCGTAGACTATGAAAAAAAGAACACAGAAGTCAAAGAATAAAGAGATTGTAGTTTACATACTCAATACAGAGTACAAGGTTATAGTGTGTTGGGGGGACTCTAGGTACTTACTGAAAAAAGCCCATAAGTGGGGTTTTGATGACCTAACATTAGAGGGTTTTAATGAGAGGTTGAAACAGCTTAGAGGTGTAACCTTAGTGCGACCACGCTGCCACCCTGTTATAGCACTACCGTCCAGACCCGACGACGCATACAAGGTAAGCACGTTGGCACACGAGTCATGTCATGCCGTTGCGGACATTTGCAAGTACCTAGATATCACATTGGATGGAGAGTTTTTTGCACATTCAGTAGGTGCAGTCGTTAGAAAGGTGCTTGAATGAGAAAGCGAACACAGAAGTCACTAAAAAAAGAAGCTGAGGCAAGGCAATGAAGTACACACTGCCTATGCCGCCATCAGTAAACGCTATGTACAGGCGTAATCCTAAAGGCTATGGAATGTACAAAACGCCAGAGGCTAAGATGTGGATTGCGGAGTGTTTACGTCACATAAGGCGTAAGAACCCACTCAAGGGTAAAATAGATGTGTCAGTGGAGTTCTACTTCCAAAGGGAAGCGGATATAGATAACAGGCTAAAGCCACTGCTCGATCTACTGCAAGAGGCGAATGTGGTGGAGAATGACAAACAGGTGTATAGCCTAGTAGTTACTAAGTTTTTCGACAAGGTAAAACCAAGAGTTGAGCTTGTCGTGCAGGAGAATAATTAGGGGCGGTGACATCTCTTTTTGGTAAGAGGTGTTGGGCGTAGCATTCGTGCTTGCGAAGTTCAAATCTCAAACCGCCCACTTTATTTATTTGAGAGAGATATGGGAGAAAAGTAAATGATTGAAGAAAAGATAGCAAAGGTGCTTATGGAATTTTTGGCGAGCAATACGGATGGAGGTGGGAGAGGCGGTGAGTTCAAAGTTAAGGATTTAGTAGAAGAACTCACTACCCTAATAAAACAAGAAAAGGAAAAGGCGTACCTAAATGGTGTGAATGACTTTTGTGATTGGAATATACGCCACTCTGACGGGGGTTATGCGATGGACATGATGGAATTCCTAAAGGAACAAAACAAATGAAATCAAGTAGAGGGCATAACATAATATGCGTAGACCTAGACGGCACTCTTTGCAATGAAGTCTGTTTCACAGCAAAGGAAGCAGAGAATGCAACCCTAAACAAGAAGAACGCAAAGATAGTAGAGGATTACTACATGAACGATTATGTGATTGTGTATACCGCGAGACGTGACGAACTCATAAGTCCAACACTCAAATGGCTACGCAAGAACAACATAAGGTATCATGCAATAAGCAATTTGAAGATACCAGCTAGTGTATATTTTGATGATAAAGCGAGGAAAGCATGAAGTTAGTGAGGCTTATACCTAAGAGAGTTAAAGCAACAATCCTTAAGGACTTTGTAGACAATGCCTGTGTTAATTTAGCGCAAGATAGTATCTCAAGATCACTCTGGACTGGAGAAGCCGTTGACTTCATATCGAAATACTTTCAACAGTATATGCGTAATTATTTGAAAGAATATCTAAATGAAATTCCAAGCAGTATTAAGTAAAACATCAACGGACATCCTAAAATCAAAACAGATGTCTAACATACTGGTACAGGTTGTACTCGATGCATACCTAACGCCAAGTGAGTGGGCTGAATTTATTACTAAGTTTTATGATAAAGAAATAGAGGTGGGGGTTAAGTGACCAGACTTGATAAATCTTTAAAAAACGTGGACTTGGTGGCAGAGACTCTAGCGGCTCTTTTTGCCTATGACACTAAGACAGATGCGGCTCGTGCATTAGAGATTAGTCCTCAAGCCCTACAAGACCGTATCCAGCGCTACGATCTGCAAAAATATGTAGACCAAGTTGCAGAGGAAGCTGTTGAGGTTTTGAAAAAGAACACCATCAAAGCAGCCCTGAACCTTTCAAAGAAAATAGATCATCAGAACCCACAGATCAGCATGGAAGCCTCCAAAGAAGTACTAGACCGAGCGGGAGTTACTAAACCCAAAGAATTAAGCCAAACCAATGTACAAGTAAATAATTTTGGACAGGTTGTTGGTAACTTAAAAAAGTCCGTAGGATGGGAAGATGAAGAACAAGAAATATCTTGAGTTTATTGAAAAGCACCTACTCATTGTCAATAAAGATGGGGTACTCGTGCCTTTTAAACTTAACCCCATTCAGCTTAAGTTTCTAACCGAAGATACAGAGAACAGTAAAGACATAATTCTCAAAGCAAGACAACAGGGCTTCTCCTCACTTATACTCGCGCTATTCCTTGCGGACTTCCTGTTTGAAAAGAACACCTACAATGTTGTGGTGGCCGATGATACGGATAACGCACAAGGACTATTAAAAAGAGTTAAAGATTACTTGCGCTACTTACAGGACACCACAGGAGAGGACTTCACTAAGTTTTTAAAATACAACTCAAAGTATGAGTTATACAACCAAGACAACAACGCTACATATCACATAGGCACGGCACAAAACACACAATTTGGTAGATCAAGAACAATCACCAATTTACATTTATCAGAAGCAGCCTTTTACCCACACCTTACAGAGATACTTGCAGGAGCTATGCAGGCAGTTGTACCTACAGGCAGGGTAATTATGGAAACAACAGCTAATGGGTTTAACGAATTTAAAGAGTATTGGGACAGAACAGAACTAGGCGAAACACCATTTAAGGCTCACTTTTACAAGGCTTCGGATTTCTATGGTTCCGAGTTCCTAGATCAGAAGAAGGCTGAACTTGGAAGGCTATTCAGACAAGAGTATCCCGAAACGCCACAAGAGGCCTTTGTTACGAGTGGCGATACGTATTTTGACAGTAAAGCATTAGAAGACTATTTATCACAGGTCAGAGAACCTATTAAGGATAATTTAATCTATGTTTAGACAATACAGACCTATTGAACGTGGTGAGTTCATTGTCGCAGCAGGGGACACTTCATCAGGAGGCCTGGACTATTCAGCCTGCATTTTTTTAAGCAAGACAAGGCTCGATGTTCCATTGATCTATCATGCTAACTCCACTACAGCGTACATGACCGATGCCCTGGTTCCTGTGCTGGAGAAGATACACGATATCACATCAGTTCAACCAGTCATAGCATATGAGACAAACAACGGAGGCATCTTTGAGCTTGAGAGACTCGCACATCTTAACAAGGGCGGTAAGTTCAAGATGTATATGCAGAAGTTAGGCGTAGGCACTAACGAGAACCCATCACCAAAGAAGTATGGCTGGACTACATCAAGCGCAACCAGACCTGCAATGTTACAGGACTTGAAAGAGGCTGTGGACAACCAGCTCGTCCGTATATACGACAAACCTTTAATCAATGAAATGTTTTCCTTTGTCGTAAATCAAACGTCAACCTCATGGAGAGCGCAGGCAGAGAGTGGCGCACATGATGACTTGATAATGGCACTAGCCATAGCATGGCAAATGTATCAAACCGAGAAAGCCCCTAGTTCCAGTAGTATCAACTTGCCCACCTACCGCCCAGCGGATAGCGTTATTGGAGTTTAATGTTTTTAAATCTTGAAATTAACCCCGTAATTGATCCTAAGATGTCACCACAGCAGTTTGCCGATATGTTACGGGAACTCAAACCCTACTTCTTCAAGATCGAGGACTTGTGTACCGAACTTGAACACGGAGAGATTACAGTAACCCTTACAGTCAGGGACAAGGCTGTTGAGAAGATGGCAGTACACAGTGAAAAGCTGTGGCTTAGACCTAAAAAAGGACATGACCCTAGTTTGACAGTCTAATAAACAGGATTGATACTTTAAATGTCATACACGTGACGTGCAGACACCTAACCAAAGGTGTCTTTTTTTATGCAAAAAACACAAGACGAAGCACAACTTAAAAAAGAATTACACGAGCAGTTCCTACTCTCC